TTGATTATATTTGTTCTTATTATTACCTAAACTAGTAACATATAAATCAGAGTCAACTACGGATAATGAACCTGTATTATATACCGAATCATCCCATCTTACTTCTAAGCATGGAGGATAAATAGTATGAGTATTAGCTGAAAAATATTGTAATGTTAATTTTGAAGCTGTAGTGAATTCTAATGAACTACTATGTTTTAATATTAATCCATAGTTAGCAGCTGTACTTCTAGCCCATGCATTGAACATTTCAGTAACTTCCATCTCAACATCTAATGTAGATATGTTGGTAAATGATTGGCTAGCAGCAAATACAGATGAAGTATACCATAAGCCTCCACCTATATTACTACCAGATCGGTATGAACCTGTAGTATTAGTAACAAAAGATGAAGTTGTAAACCATACGCTTCCACTTAATTGGTTTTTATATTGCCAACTAACACCATCAGTAGTAATAGGTGAATTTGAAAGTCTACCTGTACCTACATTCCAATCTGCTGCTAATGGGTAAGAATATAATGTAAAATTTAATGGTACTTCAGATGCATTAGCTAAGTACATTTTTACATAAGCACTATAGTTTGATCCTGATACTTTATTATATATAGTATCTAATTCAGAAGATGGAAACTTAATGATAGCACGAGATACTTCATTAGTAGATGTAATCGTATAAAAAGTACTAAGTTCTAATATTTCATCTTGTCCCGTATTTAAAGTAGGATAATATGAATAAAGTGTAGCACTTTTTTCGGGGAATATTTTATATATAGCCATAGTTAGTAATTACTACATATAAATATAATAATCTATAAAAGTTATGCCGCTAAAAGTGTATAGAACTCTTTAAAATGTTTAATTCTATCAGCTAAACCAATAGTACCACCATTAACACGTTTAGTAACAGATGTAACAACTGCGTCAGTTGCACCGCCATCTGCTAATTTATGTAGGTTATTTTTACTAAAAAACCATGCCGCTGATGCTAATGGATATTGAGTTGCGACTAATGTTGGATCAGTATTGATGTCTGCACCAATTGATTTGAAAAAAGCTTGATAGTTAGTTTTACCAGTTAATTGAATATAACCACGTCCACAATACTTAGCACCGTCTCCACTTGCTTCATCACCATTACCCATGCGGTTCCCATAAACTTTGTTGGCAATTTTTTCTGGTTTGCGTTCGTATTGTTTAGCTAATGCTTCAGTTGGAAAATATTTTTTAAATATACCCATTAAGCCTTTAGCACTATAATTTAAGTTTTCTTTTGTTAAACGGAAACCACCTGATTCGTGACCACATTGAGCTAAGAAATGGGCTAAACGTAAGGGTGTATTAATTTCAAATTTATCTTTTATTCCTGGGATTTGAGCAATTACGCTATCAGGAACATGTCCTTTTAATTTTTCTAAATTCATATTTTTAATTTTTAAATTACAACTCTACCTTGTATATCAGTGTTAGGATATCTAACTTCAAATATACTTGGATCTAATGATGGATAAATAGTATCTTGTTTAGTAGCTCCTGCAATATCATATGCATATTGAGAATAAGTTGTACCTGTATTATCTTGCTTGTTCACTATATCTATTTTAACTACAGATTGTACTCCATTGATTTGTAATAATGTAGATACTACATCAGAAATAATAATAGGTTGATTTATAGCCCAATTATTAATATTAAAAAAGCTTTGTAATGCCGTAATACAGTTAGTTATTACAGTACTACTACTATATCCTCTTTGTATTTTAATATCAAAATTAATACCTATATTAATATAATAAGCATCTTTAATATTAATAGCATCAGTAACCATTCTATATTGATTTAGGTAGGTTACTAAGTTAGATTTTAATGTATTTGAGGCTATAGTAAGTTGCTTGCTAGAATTATATCCTAATATGTACATATCTAATGATAAAGGATTGTTATATGTCGTATTTGATACAGTTGGTGTACTTAAAGCTTCACGTGCCATATCTTGTGTAACATATACTTTAGCTATACTTCCATAGTTAGAAGGTAAAGATAATGCTCTAACAATATAATCTTCTCTAGTTACTGCTCTTAATTGAGACTGATAAGCATATAATGCATTATTACGTATTTCTTCAATTTCATCTCCACCTCTACCACCAGCAGCAGCAGTTGGATTATTAGAAGCAACACTAGCTAATACTTGATTTGCTATACTATCGCTTACTCCACTAGGAAAATAAGCTGGTGCGCTATCAATAATTGTTAAATCATTAGAAGCAACATTAGATGTTACTCCTCCTCCAGTAAGATATCTAACTCTTATATTATTGCTTGGAGCAAGTCCATACTCTTGTGTAAAAAATGTAGAAGCTACGTTATAATTATTTGTTAAAGTTGAAATGCCGGGTACTAATCCTAAATTAATATTATCAGGAGTAGGTAATATGGTATTATCTCTTGAATTAGATAAACCGGCTCCAAATTCTAGTTGTAATGTATTATCTGATAAAAATCTAGATACATAACGACGAGGTACTCTTTGATAATTAACTAAATAAGGAACATTATCACTACCAGATGTTGGGTTAGTAGTTGTAGTTAATATAGTATTTTGAGCTAAATAAGGTACTTCATACCATTTATTAAGACTAACATCAGTAGCATCTAATATTTGTAATATATTATCATCTACAATAGTAGCTGTTTGAAATTTCTGTGCAGAACTAAATGGAAGAATTATAGATTTAATTTGAGCTGATATAGCAGTAACTGATCTTTTTAATAAAAAATAATTTGAGTTTACAAAAGTAACAGTATTATTAGCAGTATCTGTAAAATCTACTTTATCAGTAGTTAAAAAATTAATTCCTGTGCTAGTAGATGTTATATTAGTATTTTGTGGAATAACTAAGCCATAAGTATAATTAGGTACATTAACACTACCACTAACTATGGAAGGTATTAATTGGTAAATATCTACTGTAACATTAGCAGCATGTGAAACTTGAGGGCGATAACCTAACATATAAGAAAGAGCATATAAGCTTTCTTTCTCTTTAGCATATAATAAAAAGTTTTCTTGTACTTGAGTATCAAGATAAAATGACGAAACATCTCCAACATATGAAGCTAAATCAATAAATAATGACCCAGGATTAGCATCTGTAAAGTCATTATAGTTGTTAGGAAAATATGTTTTAGTGTAATTTAAAAGATTATTTTTAAAATCACTAAATGTTTTATTTAAATAAGATACTCTATTATCTGTTGTCATTTTATATAAATTGTACTGTTATTTGGTCGGATTTACCTGAAATAGGTAATGAGTAATTAACTGTAACAGATATAGAATTTCGATCTATATCTGAGTTAACTAATATATTTTGTATTTGTACTCCTGGTATGAAGTAGTTAGTATTAGTAACAATTAAGTCTTTAATTATAGTTTCAGTGTCATCCGTTATACCTTCAAATAATACTTTTTTAAGATCCATTCCAAATTCAGGATTGAATACTCTTTCACCCTTATCAGTAAGTAACAAGTGAATTAAATTAGATTTAATTTGATCTTGAGTACTATACGTTTTATTAAACGGTCCAGCAGGACCATTAAAAGGCAGTGATACCCCAATTGCAATATTTTCTTGCAAGTCTAATGGATTAACACGTACTATTTGAGGTATAGGCATCTTATCCTAGATTTTTTAATCCTGCTCTTTCTTGAGGAGTCATATTATTTGCTGAGTCTGCTATAAATGCTAAGAATGGATTAACTTTTTCTCCTGTACTTTCATCTACATCATCAATGACTTTCAATTCAGTAAGTGGTGATGCTTGTTGAGGTTGGTTAAAACCAAATGCTTCACCCATTTTACTACGTAATGATGCTCTAATATTGGGATCACCCGCTCCTGTCATTACATCTGCACTAGAGAAACTCATTGTTCTGCCTTCACGTAATGCTTTTTTTTCTTGTCTAGTCATATGTTCTTCAAGAATATATGGTAATTCCTCATGAATAGCATCAATTACTGCTTCTTTAATTAATTTTTTAAATGCTTTAATGTTCATAATTATAAATATTTTATCCTTGTAAATTTTGTTGGTCTATTATTAATTTTATTTGTTCTGCTAAGTCGTTTGGATCTAATGTAAATGAATAATCACTTTGTACAGCTGTGACACCGTTCTTGTTAATAGCAACGGCATAGTGACGTTTATTACCCCTAACAACAAATTTAGGGTTATTTTCTTCCTTCAATACTAATGTAAATCCTTTATAAGTTCCTATAATTCCAAATTCTAATCCTAATATAGCATTATTATTAGCCGTAGTAGCACCTGCTTCTTCTATTTGGCCATTAATATCTAATAATTGTGATTTATAGTCCCC